CTACTGCTCGCCAACGGTAGGGACTACGGCAATCTTCCTCACATACTTCGCAGTCTGTTCTACATTCTTGTGGCCGGTGATCGCCTGGCGGTCATACAGATTACCTTCAAGATCTGAAACACCCTTAGCCTTCAGGTCATGGAAGGTAAAATCGAACTCAAGTTCAGGGAAGCGCTCTTTAGCCTCCTGCTTTGCTTTCATCCATCGGCTGTTAAATCCATCGCGGGTGTATTTTGCCCCCGATGGTTGGTGGATGACATAGATGCTGCTCATGCCAGGTTTTAATGGCAATGCTTTGGCAGCAGAGATAGCCGCCTCCAGACGCTTTCCCCATGCCTTAATCTGAGCAACGCCAGTCTTGCTTTGCTGAATGAGGATCCCTTCTTCACCCAGTTGGCTCTTCCTCATGGTCAAAATGTCAGCCTGTCTAGAGCAACAAAGAAAGGCGATTTCCATAGCAATCTGAACTACCGCCGGCGCCACAGAGAAAAGGGCGTTATATTCAGTGTCCGTGACATATCTGGTTCGCGTCTTTTCCTTAAATTGCTTAACACCCTTACATGGGTTCCCCTTTACAAGCCCCCGCTCATATCCCCATCTGAACACCCTGGAAGTAAAAGCCTTCTCTCTATTTGCTTGAGTGCGACTCTTCAATCCTCGCTTGTCCATGTATTTCCTGATGTGCTCAGGCTTGATTGCATCAGGGGCAAGCGCCCCGAACACCGCTAAGACCTTCAGAGAGTATTTTCGGTAGTCTTTCTGCGTTTCCAACGCCAACTCAATGAAGTCGGCTGATTGGAAGAATTGTTGCACAAGAAATGAAAAATCATTTTTCTTGTGCTGATCGTTGATCAGTTCCTCATACGCTGCCCATACCTGTGCCGGCGTTGAGTCGAAGCTACATAAACGAATTGTGCCGCCAAGTTTAGGCTTGAATTCATATGCGGATCTCCCCCGGCATGTGCGCGGGGGCATCCAGTTGTCAGCAGGATTACTGCGTTTCCGTCCCATTAATCTAAAGCCCCAAAATTAGGTTGAATACCAGCGTCAACCGGAGGTTGATTTCTGAGCAATACTGGGTAATTAAAGTGTCCCCATGTAGTGCTGGGGCGTCCATCTCTGCGAGTGATAAAGAAAATGCCGGCAGTTCTGAGTGCCTCACACTGCTTCGATGCACTTTTGTAACCAGTAATCCGTTCAATATCAGAATCAGAAATGATGTCGTTCTCGTTGTTATCCTGCATAAATCCTCCACACGGTAAGCCCGCCGCATACGGGCGTTATTTCGACTCGAGAAAAGGGGCAATAAACAGCTTGTAATTTGTACTCTTGGCTTCATAGTTGTACTTAAATCACAAAATTTGTTCTTACGATTTGAATTCCATACGTATTCTTTTAGTATTCCTCTTGTACGAAGGTTGGCCGAGTGGCTTAAGGCACCTCATTGATACTGAGGCGTGCGGGTTTAACCCCGCACCGCGGGTTCGAATCCCGCACCTATTAGAGGGGGCGACTTTGTCGTCCCCTTACTTATTAGTAATATATATTTCCCTATACAAAACACATTCCCGAATCACAGAACTGAACCAAATCCATCTGAGCGCCTTTGCCGCCGCTTGGTTTTAGTGGTGCCTCAGCAAGTGGGACACCATATTTTGTCAGCCATAACCACGGCCACGTTTTCTGGATTTCCCTTTCATGGTCGCAGGCTCGCTGGAAGTCTTCAGGAACGTTCTCTTTCATGAACAACCACAGGTCGTCATCGCGGTTTGGGCACATCCAGCAGAGCGATGCGGGTGGCGTTGGGAGGCCGTAATCCTCTACGCACTGGATGCACATCTGCTTTGTCAGCATCATGTCGATGAGTGGATAACGGCGGCGCCATTTCCCATCAGTGACTTTCATGCGGCGCGCTGCCTCTTCGATGCTGATCCCCATCCACATGTCTACACCGCGTGCAGTCAGGTATTTCTCGCCGTACTTGTCGTTGAGGAATCTTTGCACTACCTCCTGCTTCCATTTAATGCTGCAGAATGTTGGCTTCTTGCCGGTACACCACCCGTCCTTATCGCGTCCGTTTCGCGTGGAGAAGTATCCCGGCAATGGCTCATCTTCATCTGGTCCGACGATGTCGTATGTTGCGTAAAGGCTTTTCGGAACGATGTGATACTCGATACCCATTTCATCGCAAAGCGTCTTGATGTGTTTGGCTTGGTACGCAAACACATTGCTCGCTTCACGCTCGGTATCAGACATGACTATCACGTCTGGCTTTGGGAGTGCACCAGCATGAATCAGGCAGATCATCGCGTTGCTTTGTGTTCCGCCACCGCTCGAAAGCACATTGAAGCGATCGGGGTTATGCTTAAACTGGCGACGCGGGATAAAGGACTTCATGAACCTACCCACGCTCCACCTCCCTAGCGCTGTCACCGGTCTGTTTCGGGAGCCCGTCATAAACCTCTGACAGGTGCCCGCGAATCTGCATGCGGCGCAGTGCGCTGTACATGTAATCGCACTCAGCCTGCTTGTTGGCGCGGAATGGCTTGTTCTTGTTGGTGCACCACATCGCATTACCCGGCCAGCCACAAATCTTAAAGACGCGCCCGCCTTTAACGTTCAGCAATCCCCAGCCTTCAGGCAGTTCATCAATGCAGATCAGCCCAGGCTCGCAGATGAAGAAGCGCCAATCCCCCATGCCGAGCTCAGGTTGAATGCGGAACCGCTTTTTCCGGTCGGCGAGGAAGTCACCGCGTGAGCACTTGGCTTCGATCAGGCAGGATGCCAGATTACGGAACCCGATTGCGTCAGGCTGTTCGCCGGTGGAGACAGCGGCAACAAAGCGATCATGGAAAGCGACCGAGAAACCGTTATTGCGCAGGAATCGCTCGGCAATCAGGCAAAGCTCGCTGTGTGTCAGTGCTGGCTTCAGTTCATTTGCTGGCATCACGCACCTCCACATGCTTGAACTCGATCACCCATACCCAGGGATTGGCGCTCCAGTTTTCTGCGCCGTAGATGGACTTCCACAGGCTTTTGAAGCTGTCGCTTGCGCGGTTGTACCACTCAGCAGCGTCATCCAAATTAGGCAGCAGGTAATCGCAGTAGGCGGGGCCATTGCCGAAGTTGTTTTCGATCGCTCGAACACCTTCAGCCTTGGCATCGCTTTCACTGATATCGTTCAGGCGCTCAACGCGAACAGCGGTTATTTCCAGCAGAATGCGGCAGGCGGAGCGGGGCATGTGGATTGATGGCTTCCAGCAAGATTTATTACTGTGTCCGTCGTCATCACCCCAGGTGAATTCACCGTCGGCGGCATAGATGGCGTGACCTGAGTAGTAACCATTACCGAAAGGCATTTCATGAATGGCTGTTGCCGGTCGATCTGGTACCCAGTCAATGATCCGCTCGTTCTCGTCAAAGTCGTGGCTTACAACACCCCACGTCTCACGCACCCACAGCTGATCGCCAACCTGGTCGAATGGGCAATGCTCGCGGTAATAGCTCTGGCTGTTGACGTGGTCGATACCGGATTCAAGCGGGTAGCATTCGCCTACCTGTGAAGCCACATCGATCAGGTGCAGATGCCGATCGCTGATTGCACGCCGGGTCTGTGCCTTGCGGCCTTCGAGAATGGCGCGAACCATCTCACCGTTAAAAATCACTGGGCGCTCTTTCATTTGGCCTCCCGCAGCTTCTTAGCGAACGAGCGAGCCAGTACCGCATAAGCGCCTGGGGTGGTGTTGTCCGGCTTGACTGAGCACATAGCCATGGCGGTTTTGTGAAGGTCATCAGCAAACTTCTCCACTCCCTCCGCCTGGAGAGCGGCAAGTTTGACACCTACCTCTTCAACAATGTCGTCCAGGTATGCGTGCCAGTTACTCCACTCTGGGCACTCTCCAGTTACAGCCTTGTAAATCGCGGCTATAGCGTTCCGTGCGGCATCGCGTTCAGCTTCAAGATCGCTCACTGCCTGCTGGTGGTCATCAAACTGAACTAACTCGCCATGCTCAGCTTCACGCGCAAAAGCCTCAAACCGAACGGCGTGCATTTTGTAGTCAGGGGTAAAGCGCTTGATGGTTGTCATGCCTCGTCTCCCAGCACCCAGCGGAGCGCCTGAGCGTAATCACCGCTCGCACTTTCCAGGGCTTTCGTGATTTCTTTTCGGGACTTCATGCGGGGTTTGGCATCGCCAATCACCTGGCGCTGCCGGCGCGCCTTTTCGTGGCCTTTTGTGCCGGCGGTAGCAGCTTCCACCTCCTTCACTTTTTCGCGCTGCTCATCGGGTGAGAGGTTCGCCAGCTGGCGCGCCTGGGTAACGGTAATGTCGCCAGATTCGACCGCATCTTTAACGGCCTGAGTGGCATCGAGTAGGGCGAGAGTGGCGCGGATCGTCTGCACGCCGACGCCAAACATCAGTGACAAATCTTCTTCATCGTGGCCGCGTTCCAACGCATCGGCCATCTTCTTGGCTCGGCCCAGTGGGGTATCGGAACGCCGAATTTCGTTGGCGCTGATCATTGCTTGGGCCATGCGAACAGCAGAGCCGCGTTTTGTTACGGCAGGGACGAATAACAGATCCTTGCCTGCAGCTGCCAATCGCTTGTTTGCCTCAATGGCATGCCGTACACGCTGACGACCATCGACCACACATGAGAGGCCGGTTTCAGGGTCTTTCCAAACGATGATTGGCTCCAGTACCCCCTGGTCCATGATGTTCAATACCATTGCCTCATCCAGCGGCAAGTGAATACGCTCATCGTAAAGAGGGTGTGCTCTGTCGGTTACCAGGTGCAGCCGTTCGGGCTCAAAATTGAGCACGTTGGTTTTTCCGCTGGCCCCGTAGGCTTCAGTAGAGTTCTTGGCCATTTAATTACCCCACACTGATTTTCGGCAAAGGGAATCCCTGCCAGAAACTGGCAATTTTCCGCAGATAGAAAATCGGTTTTTAAGAAGGGAGGCCAGACGCCCGCATAGCGCTGGCTCCCGGTTAATTACTCACACATCAGGTGGCGCACCGATACGGGTATTTATACTGTGTAGATATAAATGAGGAACCGACACAGTACGCCACCAGATATGTGAAAAAATAGCGGCCAGCCTATGAACATTATCTTCACCCCTTGTTGGTTGAAGTTCGGCGTGGCCGCCAAAGACTACACACAGCAATCGCATTTTTGCCGGATATCTGCGCTCGCTTTCGCTGCAGTGCCGCCGGCCCGGCGCATTTGGTGTGGTGTCTGGTAAACAACGCCCCCGAAGTTTCCAGCCTTGAACCACAACGGAAAGAGCACTGGGTGTGACATCGTGACTCGCATCGCAGCAGCGTCGGCTGTCATCCCGGTAAACTCAACATCTGCACATGCCATCAGTTATTACTTTTAGGCTCGGCCATTGCTCTTACCGTTGTGCGCCGGTCACCCGACATCGTGAACAAAAATCCAAAGTAAAAATCAGAAAACAGAACAACCACCAACGCAATAAACCAAAGACCGCTATCCTCGCTTACTCATCGAACGACCCTCTGCTATGAGCCTGGTTCAGCGAATCATCCCGATCTTCATGTGCCTCGGGCGGCTACTTCTTGGGTGTCTTGCCTGTTCACTGTTGATGAATTAAATGTAGGATATCTGACATTTTAAGTCAATATCAAATTGTAGGTTATCTTACATTCAGATTTGGGGGAATGTTGGGCTGATGGAATTAAGGAGAACACAGTAGGGGGGGGCTGGAGGAGGGCACAAAAAACCCGGCACGGTGGCCGGGTTAAAAGATAAATTTGGCTAATCCAAGAATTGATATTGCAATACCGATTGTCCAAATTATTTGCTTGTTAGTTGCTGCTGCTATGGCTGCTGAAACTTCGCTTGTGCTTGGCTTTTTTGATAAATTAGTATCAATATCAACAAGTTTTTGCAGAATGACAGCGACATCTCTCTTCACGTCAGAGATATCTGCTTTCGTATTACCTATATCATCCTTCAGTGTTGTAATGTCTGCTTTGATGTGGCCAACACTAGCTTCGATAACTGCTATTCGTGTTTCCATGTTGTCACCTCCATCTGTTGTTGTTGTTGTTGTTGTTGTTGTTGTTGTTGTTGTTGTGTATCGATTATCACCTATAGCCTCAGCAGTAACAACTCTATTTTTTCTCCCACTTAGTACTGTGGCACATGCGTGAAAGACAAGATGAGCTTCGGATGCCGCAACGGAAGAAAACTTTACGCCAACATTCTTCCCTTCTTGGTCAACGAAGGCGATCATTAATTTTCCGTGTGGAATGTAAGACCTTTGTTGTGTCGACAAGTCATTCGGCCTCAAAGATAGACTTGAGAGAATCGTAATATTTCTCTGCTTGGGCCTTGGTTAAGGTAACGGACGCGACTTTTCTTTTTTCCATACCAGTTACTGATAACATCCCGTCATTCATTCCAACAACCGGATTAAAATTCAAAAAAATCATTGTTAACATTTCAGTACCTTGATCACCAGTCCCGACCGTTACTACGCTGTCTGCAAAGTACTCGGAATAGTTAACAGACTCGGCAATATTATCAACAGATTCAACTTTAAATGTAACTTGCTTAGCCATTTCATATACCTATATGTTTATGATGGATTATATTTTCAAAGATTCTTGTTAAGAGTTATCTGCAACAGCATCATTATCAACGTGTCGTGATGCCTTAAGAATGCCTGCTACATACTCCACTTTGAGTACTGAACTTTGCGACAATGTTATTGGTCTATGGTCTTGATTGATACTGGTAAACTGATAGCCACCATCACGAGTGTAGTTGAGCACCTTGATCATGTTATGGCCGTCTGCGGTACGAACGAATACCTCATCACCAGAATGCACTGAGGTACCAGGTTCGATGAGAACGAACTCACCAGACTGGATGCGCGGCCACATGCTATCGCCGCGAACACGAAGCCCGTATGCATTCGGATCATCGCTATAAATCTTCAGCCATCCACCACGGTACTCGACCATGTCGATCATGCCACCAACTCCTAAAACGGCATCACCAACTACAGGGACAAGCCCTGGTCGAACCTTGCCTACATATGTGATTTTTTCGTCAATATCGCCACCTTCAAGAAGCCAATTTGGATTGCAGTTTAGGGCAGCAGCTAATGCCTGGAGGTTCTCACCACCAGGTTTATAGTCGCCTGACTCCCAGCCAGTGACGGTGACACGATTGACCCCTATGCGCTTGGCTAAGGTGTCCTGAGTTAACTTTAACTCTTTGCGTCTTGATCGAATTCGGTCATTCATTTCCATGTAGGTAATCCTACCATCTAGCAATGTAGGATTCCTTGACTCTGAAATGTAAGATATCCTACTATTAAAGTGTCCCATTCCCTTACCAAAGAGTGAGCCATGAAAAAAGATGATGTTATTTCGTACTTCGATGGGGTGGGTAAAACAGCCAAGGCATTAGGGCTGTCGCATGCCTCCGTATCGGGCTGGGGGAAAATTATTCCCAAAGGTCGAGCATTCGAGATCCAGGTTCTTACTGGTGGTGAATTGAAAGTTGATCTCTCTGTTTACAAAAAGTCTAACGCGCCAACGGCTTAACCAAAACCACAGAAGCGGAGAAACCTTGTGGACAACAAAGACTTTCCGACCCAGGACGACATTAGCGAAGCGATACACAAGCTGATCACGTTGTTCCCAGGAAAATACAGCTCTATGGCGCAGCAGTTGGATCCAGTGTCCGGCACCGAAAACGCTTTGCGTAACCGAGTTCGCCAGGTATCAGGCCAAGTCGTTCCGCTCGGTATGGCAGCTGAAATGGAGTCGATCTCTGGTCGTAGCGATATCACTGAAGCGATGTGCAAACGAGCTGGTGGCGTTTTCGTGAAGCTACCGGAGCTTGAACAGGTGGATAACGAAGAGTTGCTGGTGAAGTTCAACGAACTGATGTCGGCGCTGGGACTGTTTGCCAAGGCACATAACGAATTTACAGCTGATGGGGTATTGGACAGCGACGAGAGCAAAAAACTGAAAGCGAAGGTTTACCGGATCCAATCGCTGGTGGCTGAGATTTACGCGGTGACAGTGATGATGTTTGGAGAGGGTGACGCCCAGGATATGCGGTCCCGGGCGTCGAGTGCATCAATTAAACGTGTGGAGTAATTAACGCATGAACAGATTAGCAGATAGTCGGCTGCGTGGGCAATTTCGGTGTGTGGCTTCAAGCTGTTCCAAGCCGCTTATGCCGTTACGTTATGTGATGAGAATACCGGGCGGCTGGATGCCTGTCACCCACAGCGCTTTGCTGGAAGTTGTGGATCGCTCCAAGTATTTGGCACTTCCGACGCCGGGAGCTGCTGCATGAGCATGAACCTGATGGCTCAAGCAATGAGCATAAAGGTTGGCAATCCCCTGCGTAAGCTGGTGCTGATTAAGATGGCTGATAACGCCAATGATGAAGGCGAATGCTGGCCGTCCTATCAGCACATTGCTGACCATTGCGAGTGCAGCAAGAGCGCCGTGAAGGCTCATATCACTGCACTAATAAAAATGGGGCTGCTCTCGAAAGAGAACCGCCTGGGCGTTAATAACGGAAAAGGCAACACATCAAACATTTACCAACTGACATTGGGTAATCCTGTGTCGCCAGAAAACACAGCCCCTATGTCACGTAAAAGCACAGCCCCTATGGCGCCAAAAAACACAGGTGGGTCAGGAGAAAGCACAGGTGAGGCGTCAGAAAACACAGCCCCTGTGTCATCTGGTGGCACCCCCTGTGGCAGCACGTGGCACCAGAACCAGTCATTAGAACCTAAAGACAAAAAACCTTCTTGTCCGGTCGCTCCGCAACCCGACGAATCATGCGATGAGAAGTTTTTATCTCGGCACCCAAAGGCGGCGGTATTCAGTGCCAAGAAAAAAATCTGGGGCAGTGCTGAAGACCTGAAATGCGCGGAGTGGATCCGTTCTCGCATTGTGAAGCTGTACGAGCAAGCCGCAGAAAGCGATGGGGAGGTCGCAAGACCGAAGGAGCCTAACTGGGCAGACTGGGCAAACGAAATCCGCCTGATGTGTTCTCAGGACGGTCGCACGCACAAGCAGATCTGCGAGTTGTTCGCGAAAGCAAACCGGGATCCATTCTGGTGCAAGAACATCCTGAGCCCGTCAAAGCTGCGTGAGAAGTGGGATGACTTGACGCTGAAGCTTAGCGTTAACCCTGCCTCAGCGACAGGTGGTCATTGGAACACTGCTGAAGCGTGGGAGAACACCCTATGAATAAATTCATGAGTGCTGTTCAAAATCGCGACGGTAAGGCTCTGGCGCGAATGATGCCGGCAGAACCGCAGGCGCGAGTGGTCAACGTAAACGCTGAAAAATTGGTTGATCTCCTGTTCGTCAACCTCATGCAAGTCTTTCCCGCTGCTAAGCAAACAGCGCTGAGCAAGCCAGCTGAAGTCGCAGCAGCAAAGCGCCAGTGGATCCTGGCTTTCGCGGAGAATGGGATCACTTCCGTTGAGCAGTTGCAAGCCGGAATGCGCATGGCGCGTCAGCAAGAAAGCGACTTCTGGCCGAGCTGTGGGAAGTTTATTGGCTGGTGTAAGGCTGGCGCCGCCGAGAATGCGGGCCTGCCATCCGTTGATGAGGTTGAAGCGGAGTTCAAGCGCTACAGCGCGAATCGCGGTCAGCATGCCCGGCCTGAAGATTTCAACTGGTCGGCGCCGGTCATGTACTGGATTGTGATCGACGTTCGCCATCTGATGCTTCAGCACAACTACACCGAAAGCGAGATCCGAAAATCAATTCAGCAGCACCTCAACCGATGGGCTAAACGGCTGGCCAAGGGCGAACGAGTGCCAACCCCAGCGCCACAAATCGCCCACAAGAAACACATCCCGGCGCCGTCAGAGCTAATCGACAGAGACGGCAAATTTCAGCGTAAAGGTGAAGAGCTGCTGGCATGCATTCGCTCCAAACGAAAGGGGAACCCATGATTTTGACATTGCCATTTCCTCCAAGCGTAAATGGCTACTGGCGCTCTCCTAACAAGGGGTCGTCGCGTGGTCGCACTTTGGTCAGTGAGCGCGGCAGGGTATTCCAGGTAGAGGCTATCGCACAGGTAATCGAGCAACTGCGCCGCCGGCCGAAGCCGATCAGTACGAATATCTCGGTTCATGTTGTATTTTGTCCACCGAACAAAGCACGTCGTGATCTGGATAACTACTTCAAGGCGTTGTTCGATGCCATGACACAAGCTGGTGTTTGGCTGGATGACAGCCAGATTAAGCGCATCGAGGCTAAGTGGGGGCCGGTCACAAAGGGTGGGAAAGTTGAGCTGAAGATCAGCGAGATGATGACATGCGCTGCAGATTGAAACCTATCACATCATTTGCCACGGAAAGGGGGGGAAAGAGAATCAAGGCAAGGCACACGATTTTTTACCACCCGGCCATGACATACCACAGTAGGAAATTGAACGCGGTATCCAGATCGAACTTCGGTTCAAACCTATTGATTATTTGTTATGTTCGAAAGGTTTTTTTTTGTAATGAGTGAGCAAAAATAGTTAGATACAGTTATATATTTAATTCTGGTGTTATATAACATGTTGTTTTTTTTATTTTAAAAATGTTATAATTTAACAAAACAATCATGAGGTTTACAGTGAATACTTTAACTAAGATACATTACCAACAAGCGTTTTTATTGAATGGTGACATCAGTAAGGATTATGATGGTATTTCTTACTTCTTTAAAAAAGAGTGCAGAAAGTATGGCGTGGATATTAATGTAGATCAGAGTTTTTCTGGTATGCCAGATAATGCACCGAAAGAAATCCCAAGATTACAAATGATTAGCAAAGATGGCCATGCTCGTCTCGTTGTAAGCCCGATACGGGCAGACTTTACCATTGACTTTCTTGGAATGAAGAAAGATTTTAATAACGAGATGGTTAAAGATTTGTCAGTTACTCTTTTTAATCTAATGGGAGAGGTTGGCATTACTGTTACGAATGTAGGTAATGTAATACAGCATGCTTACTCTGTTGGTGAAACGGTTGGTTTTATAAAAAAGACGCTATTAAATAATAATAACAAATTGTTCTTGGGGGTTAATGACTATGTTGGTATTAGATATTTAGAAGCTGGAAGTTTATTAAATGATGTGTCGCTAAGTGTTATAACCGAGGTGGAGTCGGCGATAATTTCACATGATTTAGAGCGTGTGGTTCTGATAAAAAGAGATGTAAATAATTTCAATGGTGGTAAATTTGATATAAGCAATGGCTTTTTGGCATATATCGATTATGTTCTTATGAAGAACGAAGATGAAGAAATTTATTCAATCTTTGGTGATGAGGTGTGATGTGGATAAGAAAGATGAAGGTAAGAAGCCCATCATCACAACGAGCTTGGGAGCTAAAGGATATGAGAATAATGATATTTATAAAAGGACTGGCATAGGATTTACGAGCAATAACAACTATAAGAATGAATCGAATTTTCAGGGGGCGGCGAATAGCCAAAGTAAGTATGATGCGACAAAAAGCATAAGCATTAAGGGTGTAAACACTACTGATGCTGGTTTAAAATTTGATGCTCCAGAGATCTCAGGAAGTCCTGAAGGGACGAGTACTGACTTAAATTTCGATATCATTGATTACTATAAAGATCGAGCAAGAATAAATAGAGAGATAGTAAAACTATCCAATAAAAGTGAACAGCTAATTCATCTGATAGATAAATTGGATAATGGAATTAAAGAAAAAGAGAAGAAAACTGAATTAATGCAGGTTGCATTGGATGATATTAAAGGTGAATATAATAATTTACTTATAAAGAGCGCTAATTATGAAAATAAAATTGATAGTTTTAAAGACGACTTGGAGAACTCGCGGAATTCATTTTTAGGTATAATAGCGCTATTTGCATCTTTCTTTTCATTTATATCAGTATCTATCAATATATTCTCTAAAGAAATGTCAATAGGTACTTCGATATCAATTGTAGTAATAATTTGGGTTTGTTTGATCAGTTTTGTTTTTGTTTTTATGGCAGCTTTAAGTAAAGGGTTCTCCTATTTCTCTAGTGCTAGCATTATAAGGCATTTCTTGGCTGTTATTTTTTGCATAGTGATGGCTCTAATTATACCTGGTTTTATTATAAAGCTATTCTGAAGTGCATGATTTCTGTGTGGAGTAATAGGCGAGCTGGCATGCGGGCCAGACGCCTGGAGAAAAACATGAGAGATATTCAAGCAGTGTTAGAGCGTTGGGGCGGTTGGGCATCGGGTGATAACAGTAGCGTGGACTACTCACCAATAGCTGCCGGGTTTAAAGGGTTATTGCCACAAACAGGTAAGTCGCGACTTTCGTGTTGTGATGATGATGGGCTGATCATTGAAGGCTGCATGGCTCAGTTGAAGCGCCGTCGCCCGGATGAATATCAACTGGTAGTCCTGCATTACATCTTCAACATGCAAAAGCGCGCTATAGCCAGGGCGTTCAAGAAGGATGAGAAACTGATCAGGATAGGGTTGCAGATGGGGGAAAACTTCATAGAAGGGTGCTTGTCGATGTTGGATATCCCCCTAGAGATGGACCCGGAAACTGAAGATGACAATTTTTATGATAAAACGCTAACGCGGTCCGCAAATTGTGTTTTAGTCTGATAAGAGTGGTTACGCAGTGACGTAGCTTATCAACTTTTCAAAACCTCGCTTTCGCGGGGTTTTCTTGTTTTCAGCCCCAGCCAACATCCGACACACACCTTATCGCCAAATTGTTTACGGCTGGTGGCTGATCCCTACCCATAACCCGAAGCCGGGAAAGAGCCCCGGAAGGGGGAGGTTATGAAAATGCCCTGGAAGAACGAGCCCAATATCCTATCAATGCTGATTGCGTTCGGTATGACTTTGCTGGGAGCCATTGCCAGTTACTCATTCAAGGTGCTGAACGGCGAGGCCTTTAGTTGGCGCACGCTGTTTCTGCAGCTCTTCGTTTCTATCTTCGCCGGGTTAACTATGGTGATGATCGCCCTGCATTACGACTGGCCTTCGGAGGTGATGGGCGGCGTGTGCGGCATGGCTGGTTGGTCTGGCGCATCGCTGATTAAAGCGCTGGAGCGTCGATTCCTGAATAAAGTGAGCGATAGCAATGAATATCAGTAAAAGCGGCATTGAGCTGATAAAGCGCTTCGAAGGTCTACGTTTGAAAGCCTATCAGGATTCGGTGGGCGTCTGGACGATTGGTTACGGATGTACACAACCTGTTGACGGCAAGAAAGTCGGCCCAGGAATGCAGATTGATCATGCCACGGCTGTTCGACTCCTGAAATGCGGCGTTGTGCAGTATGAGCAGGGCGTTAATCAGTTGGTGAAGGCGCGCATCACTCAGGGCCAATTCGATGCACTGGTGAGCTTTGCATATAACCTCGGCATGCGGTCGCTGAGCACATCGACGTTGTTGAAAAAACTGAATGCAGGCGATAAAGCTGGCGCTGCCGATGAGTTCGGTAAGTGGGTAAATGCTGGCGGTAAACGTCTGGATGGGTTGGTTGAACGCCGTGCAGCAGAGCGTGAGATGTTTTTGTCATGAACACCTCATTCAGCTTCCGCACGATGGCGATGGGCCTATTAATGGTAGCGCTGATTGTCGCCAGCAGGTTGGCGTTTTACTTCCACAGCAACGCAGTAAAGGCCGGTGATCAGGTTAAGCAACAGGAAAAGACTCTGGCGCAGCAAGCTGGGCTGATTGCCACTCTACACAAGCAGGACGCTAAAAACCGCGCCTTGATGGCTGAACAGCAACAACGTGAACAGCAACTACGCCAGCAGCATGATGCCGCTCAGAGGAAATACCGTGAAGCGATCAAAGATAATCCCTGTGCTGCTGAGCGTATGCCTGATGCTGTCGTTGAGCTCCTGCAGCAGAACGTCGCAGGCACCGCAACAAATCTTCCTGTTACCCCCTGAGTCAGTGTTTACACCATGCGAGAAGCCAAACCTACAAGGTGACACTTGGGGCGACGCTGTGAGCTACACGCTGGCGCTACAAACGGCGCTCAACATCTGCGCCGGACAGGTGGTGATATTTAATCAGTGGCGTGATAATTATAAAGACGATTAGAATTTATCACATAAAATACGTTTGTATTATTTTATTTCTACACCTTGACGTTGGTTCAACTAAGGCATAAGTGAATAAACCGGACTCGGTGAGAGTTAAGGCCCTGTCTCGTTTATGGGATGGCAAGGGTTGTTTTTTCTGCCAGAGGATCCAGTAAGCGTTCTCATCATTAAATGGCGTGTAGTACATGGCAACAATGAAAAATTCGTCATCAACAACATAGCATCCATCAATCAGTTTAGGTGCTTTTATTCTCATTTTTTGCAACTCTTTGAATAGGCATGCGGTCTGAACTTTAATCATATTTACTCCAATATTTTGGAAGTGTAATTCATTAGCCGATTAGTAATTGATGAGTGATTTAAATGCTGTGTTGATTATATGTAATGACTTAATTTCAAACGATTTAGAAAACTTGAGGAAATAAAAATCATCATTTCTTCTTTCAGGGCATTAATGGTGACCATTAGATTAGTCACCATTAAAACTAAGCTAAGCCTCGGTAAGAGATGATTCATTAAAGTAAGCTGATTTGCGTTCATCTTTTAAGAACCATTCGCAGAAATATTGCTCTCTTTCTTCGTCATAGAAGCTAACTGTCATCTTTGGTCCTCCAGAGTTCAATTGAACAACGGCTCCATCCGAAAATTTTATAGTCATATGTATATCTCATATCAAAGGAGTGAAAATGGTATTTTTCGATAAACTTTTTGCTCTTTTATCAAAAATATCTCATTGATTTAAATGTCACTCAAGCGGCTACTTCAGCGAGATACAGCGTAAAGATTACTAATCGTATCGCATCCAACTGATTGCTAAAACCTGACATTTAGTTAAGGTTCTCTTAACTTAAAGCTCAATGCAATGTTCTGGTAGGCATAAATGTGACATACATCCACATTCGTCTCTTTGAAATAAATGAGATGGATGAAATTCAAAAGGTACTCCCGAGGGGGTACCCCAGCCACGGGGCGGCGACCTCGCGGAAAACGGCTAGTTTTTGAGTTTTCATGCTGTCAGCAGCAGGTGTAATAACTATTTGATATATAGAGATAAAAACGTAAATCAGGTGACAAAATCGAAAAGACACTATCATCTGACCAGCTTGCAACCCTTTGAGTTAACGAAATAAATCGTGACTTCACCTGACAACGTGAGGTGTCAATGTCCAACATCAGCAATCTGGGGGACGTCTACAACTGGAGCGTAGCGAAGATTGCTGAAGCTTTTGGGCTGAACCGCGGCACGGTGCGAAAGCGGCTGCTTGAGGCTAATACGCCGATCGCCGGCACGGTGAAAGGCAACCCTGTTTACGCCCTTAAAGACGTGGGGCCAGTGTTGTTTGGCGCGCCCGAGCCCGCCGATATTGAAGATCTTCAGAATCCGAACAAGATGGGGCCGAAAGACCGCAAGGACTGGTACCAGTCGGAAAATGAACGAATTAAGCTTGAGGAGTCGCTTAAACAGCTGCTCCCGGCATCAGAGGCACACCGGGAAATGGCCTTATTGGTTAAGGCCATTTCACAGGTGCTGGATACCTGGCCAGATAAGCTGGAGCGTGACCGGGGCTGGCGCCCGGATCAGATAGCTGAAGCTCAGGCCGCGATAGACGAAATGAGGGAAATGTTGGCTGCGGAAGTCGTGACAGTGGAGGAGGGAAACGATGATAGCTAACTGTTACGCATCGGCCAGCGCCCTGCGTCGTGAAGTGGCCACATTACTAAAACCGCCGCGGCGTATGCCGGTGGCGCAGGCTGTTGCTAAATATATGAATGTTCCAATGGGCGCCGGGAGTTCACTTCCATGGGATGCGACACTCACCCCGTATATTATTGAGCCGATGAACTGCCTGGCATCGCGCGACTATGATGCTGTGGTCTTTGTCGGCCCCGCGCGGACAGGGAAAACGTTAGGTCTTATTGACGGTTGGATCGTCTATACCATCGTCTGCGATCCGGCTGATTTTCTGCTCATTCAGATGACCGAAGAAAAAGCCCGCGAGCACTCCAAAAAGCGCCTCGACAGGACGTTTCGTGTTAGCAAGGAAGTGGCAAAGCGTCTTAGTCCCCGAACCAACGACAACAACGTCCACGATAAAACATTCCGTGCAGGCAACTATCTGAAGATAGGGTGGCCATCTGTAAACATCATGTCATCTTCGGATTATCGGTTCGTAGCCCTGACGGACTATGACCGCTGGCCGGATGATATTGATGGAGAAGGGGATGGCTTCTCACTGGCATCGAAGCGAACTACCACGTTTATGTCATCAGGCATGACACTGGTGGAAAGCTCACCAGGGCGAGAGATCTCCAATGGGAAATGGCGGCCGAGTTCGCTGCATGAAGCGCCGCCGACAACCGGTATCTTGTCGCTGTTTAATCGTGGCGATCGCCGCCGCTGGTATTGGCCATGCCCACATTGTGGTGAATTCTTCCAGCCTGTTAAAGCGAACATGACGGGGTTCCGCGAACATACCGATCCGGTCGTGGCCAGCGAGGCAGCTTATATGGAATGCCCTCACTGTGCCGGGCGGATAACCGCAAATCAAAAGCGTGAACTGAACGGCCGCGGTGTGTGGCTGAAAGATGGGGAGAAAATCAGGGCAAACGGTGAACGTTATGGCGAGCCGCGGCGATCGCGCATCGCCTCATTCTGGATGGAAGGGCCGGCGGCGGCGTATCAAACCTGGGCACAGCTGGTTTATAAGCTGCTGACGGCTGAACAAGACTTTGAAGGCAATGGCAGCGAGGAAACGCTGAAAGCGATCATCAATACCGACTGGGGCTTGCCATATCTGCCGCAGTCGGCAACCGAACAGCGAAAATCGGATGCACTGATGGCACGGGCGGAGCCTGTCACGAAGCGCGCGGTTCCCGAAGGGGTACGCTTCCTTGTGGCAACGGTGGATGTTCAGGGCGGGAAAAATCGTCGTTTTGTCGTGCAGGTCATGGGATATGGCGCTCATGGCGAGCGCTGGCTGGTGGATCGCTACAACATCAGGCAGTCGATGCGTTTTGATAAGAACGGCGAAAGTTTGCCGGTTGATCCGGCCGCCTATCTTGAAGACTGGGACTTATTGCGTACGGATGTTCTGGATAAATGTTGGCCGTTGGATAAAGACCCCAGCGTAAAAATGCCTGTGCTGGCGATGGCCGTTGACTCCGGCGGTGAGGACGGTGTAACGGGTAATGCGTACGAATTCTGGCGCAAATGCCGCCGGGATGGGGTGCAGAAGAGAGTCTATCTCTTCAAGGGTGACAGCCAGGCACGCAGCAAGCTAATCAGTAAAACATTCCCCGATAATACAGAACGTTCAAACCGACGCGCGCAAGCACGTGGGGATGTGCCGCTTTATCTTCTGCAAACCAATGCGTTGAAAGACCGGATTAATAACGCGCTGCTGCGCGGTACGCCAGGGGCTAACTTTGTGCATTTCCCCGACTGGATCGGCGAATGGTTTTATGACGAGCTGACGTACGAAGAGCGCAGTCCAGATGGAAAGTGGAAGAAGCCGGGCCGCGGAGCCAACGAAGCATTCGACTTGATGGTTTACGCGCAGGCGCTGGTGATCTTGCGAGGTTACGAGAAGATCAAATGGGAGAAGCCGCCACCGTGGGCAGAACCCTTTGAATATTCAACCTCCCCGTTACCAGCAACAAAACCAGTATCCCGCCCAAAAGCAGTACGTGAAACCGAACAAAAAGACCCCGCCGGCGCTGAAAGTAAAACTTCGGCGTGGGCGCCTATTAATTCTTCAGGAGGGTGGCTATGAATCAGGCCGATATCGAAAACATGATCCAGGGCTACGTGGCTGCGGAAAAGGCGGTTCTGGAGGGGAAGTCGATCACGTTTAACGGCCAATCAATGACGATGGAAAGCCTGTCAGAAATCTGCAAAGGGCGGGCTTATTGGGAGCGAAGGCTAGGCGATCTGATCGCATCGCGTCGTGGGCGGCCGATGTACAAAGTGGCGAGGTTCCCATGAGTTTTATCGATGATGTGATCGGCATTCTCTCGCCGGCATGGAAAGCTGGTCGGCTGCAGGCCCGTTATAAGATTGCTGCCTATGAGGCGGTAATGCCGACTCGAACCCATAAGGCTCGCAGAGAAAACCGTAACGCTAACCAGTTGACGCAGTTTGGTGGACGCTCATTGCGTGAGCAGGCGCGCTGGCTGGATAACAACCACGATCTGGTGATCGGCTTACTGGACAAGATGGAGGAACGCATTGTCGGTGCGCGCGGGATCATCGTTGAGCCTCAGCCGCTTCTACGAACTGGAGAGGTGGCGGATGATCTGGCCAAGGAGATTCGAGCCGCATGGGCGGAGTGGTCTGTGGCACCGGAAGTTACTGGGCAATATACCCGCCCGGTAATGGAGCGGTTGTTGGCGCGCACCTGGCTGCGGGATGGCGAGGTGTTCTGCCAGATGGTTCAGGGAAAAGTGGCCGGGTTGACCCCGCAGGCCGGCGTGCCGTTTTGGCTGGAAGCCCTGGAGCCTGATTTTGTGCCACTGGACAGCAATGACAGTGGCGCAGGGCTTTGTCAGGGGATTTTCCTTAATGACTGGGGGCGGCCAAAAAAATATCAGGTTTACAAATCTCTGATCACGTCGGGCATTGCTCTGGGAAATGTCAAAGAGATCGCAGCAGAGAACATGCTGCACCTGAAATTTGTGCGTCGCTTGCATCAGGTCAGGGGTAACAGCTTGCTTTCCGGGATCCTTATCCGACTCAGTGCGCTGAAGGATTACGAGGATGCTGAATTGACCGCAGCCCGTATTGCCGCTGCGCTTGGCATGTACGTAAAAAAAGGTGATGGGCAGTCTTACGATGGGGATAACTCACCTGATGATGATCGTGAAATGGATATCGTCCCTGGCATGCTCTTTGATGGGCTTCAGCCGGGTGAAGAAATCGGCATGATTAAGTCGGATCGTCCTAATCCTAACCTTGAAAACTTCCGTAATGGGCAGTTACGGGCAGTATCCGCCGGTAGTCGTGGCAGCTACTCCAGCATCGCGCGGGATTATAACGGCACATACTCCTCCCAACGGCAAGAGCTGGTGGAGTCATTCGAGGGGTACAACATCCTGCAAGATTCGTTTGTGGCCGCGATTTCTCGCCCGAATTACCGAAACTGGCTGCAGATGGCGATCACCTCCGGCGTGATAAAAACCCCGGCTGATCTCGATCAGAAATCGCTGTTTAACGCTGTGTATAGCGGCCCGGTGATGCCGTGGATTGACCCGCTGAAAGAGGCCAATGGCTGGAAAGTTCAGGTGAGAGGCGGCGCTGCCACTGAAAGTGATTGGATCCGTTCTCGCGGCGCCAATCCGGCGGAGGTGAAGCGCCGGCGCAAAGCTGAAATTGACGAAAACAACAAGCTGGGGCTGGTGTTTGATACCGATCCCGCCAACGACAAAGGAGGCACCAGTGCCGAAGCAACGAAACAGGACGAGTCTTCGTCCCAAAGCGAACGCCGGAAGAAATAACTCTTGGTTTCGCATGCAGGCCAAGGCCAACAGCTCTGCTGATATCTACATCTATGACGAGATCGGATACTGGGGGATCACGGCCAAGCAGTTTGTTAATGATTTGCAGGCACTGGGTGACATTACCCAGATTAACCTGCATATCAACTCTCCGGGTGGCGATGTTTTTGACGGCATCGCCATTTTTAATGCCCTGCGCAATCATGGCGCTGCGATCACAGTACATATTGACGGCCTGGCGGCTTCCATGGCGTCAGTGATCGCGATGGTTGGCAATCCTGTCATCATGCCGGAAAACACCATGATGATGATCCATAAACCATGGGGCTTCGCCGGCGGCGACGCCAACGACATGCGGGACTACGCAGACTTGCTGGATAAGGTCGAGAACGTATTGATCCCGGCCTATGTCGCCAAAACAGGAAAGTCGGCGGATGAAATCGCCGCCATGCTTGACGATGAAACCTGGATGGATGGCAAAGAATGCCTCGCTTTAGGTTTCGCTGATCAGGTCACCCCCTCTCTGCAGGCCATGGCCTGTATTCATTCCAAACGCATTGAGGATTTTGAAAAAATGCCAAATGATATCCGTAACCTGATCACCCCGCCGCGTAACAGCACGACTCCTGCGCCGCAGCCTAAGCCACAACCAGCCCCGACGGTACCCGAAAATACCGTGGATGTTGCTACGATCCGCGCGCAGGTGGTGGCAGAGCAAAAGGCCCGTGTGACCGACATCAATAACCTGTTTGCCATGTTCGGCGGCAAGCATCAGGAACTTCAGGCCAGCTGCATTGCTGATCTGGATTGCACCGTCTCTGCGGCAAAAGACAAGCTGCTGGAAATGCTGGGTAAAGATACGACCCCGTCAGACAAAACCACGGTCGGCGCAAAAGCACATATCGGTAACGGTAACATTGTTGGCGATAGTGTCCGTCAGATGTTGATGGCGCGCGCCGGCTATGAAGAGCGCGACAACAGCAACGCGTATAACGGTATGACGATGCGTGAGTTGGCGCGTATGTCGCTGACCGAACGTGGCATCAGCGTTTCGACGTTAAACCCGGTTCAAATGGTTGGTTTGGCGCTGACCCACAGCACGTCCGACTTCGGAAATATTCTGCTGGATGTGGCTAACAAGTCGATTCTGCAGGGCTGGGAAGAAGCCGACGAAACGTTTGAACAGTGGACGAAGAAAGGCCAGCTTTCCGACTTTAAAACCGCAACCCGCGTGGGCCTGGGCGGTTTCCCATCGTTGCGCCAGGTGCGTGAAGGTGCCGAATATAAGTACGTTACCACCGGTGATCGTGGCGAAAAAATTGCGCTGGCGACCTATGGTGAGATCTTCTCTATTACCCGCCAGGCCATCATCAACGATGATCTCAATCAGCTGACCGATGTACCGATGAAGATGGGCCGGGCGGCGAAAGCCACAATCGGTGATCTGGTCTATGCCGTGCTGGTCGAGAACAAAGTCATGTCGGACGGTAAAAAGCTCTTCAGTGCCGACCACAAAAACATGACCACTGGCGCCATTGATGTGGCAAACCTGGATAAAGCCCGTCAGTTGATGCGGACGCAAAAAGAACCTACTACCGGCCGTTCGCTGAATATTCGTCCTGCGTTCCTGCTGGTGCCGACGGCGCTGGAGACGGTTGCTAACCAGACAATCAAGTCGGCTAGTGTGAAAGGGGCCGATATTAACGCTGGCATTATCAACCCAATCCAAAACTTTGCCTCTGTGATTGGCGAGGCGCGCCTTGACGACGCGGATCCGGCCGCATGGTATCTGGCATCGGCCAAGGGCAGCGACACCATCGAGGTTGCGTATCTCAATGGCGTTGACGTGCCATATATCGATCAGCAAGAGGGTTTCAACACTGATGGTATCGCGACCAAGGTTCGCATTGACGCTGGCGTGGCCCCGATCGATCACCGCGGCCTGACGTATTCGTCCGGCAAATAAGCCAGCCGCGCAATCATTATGGCCCTGACGGGCTTTTTTTATACCTGAAATTCGGCCCCCTCTGGGGCCGTATGGAGAGTTTCAAATGGCTAAGAATTTTGTGCAGAACGGTAACACCATCGCTATTACCGCGGCCGCCGCGGATATTGCCAGTGGCGATCCTGTTGTCGTGGGTGATCTGGTCGCCGTAGCGATTACGGACATCGCAACCGGCCGCACCGGTGATGGTTTTGTTTCCGGGGTATTCCAACTGCCTAAATTGGCGGCGGATATCATTCCGGCCGGCAAAAAGGTATTCATCAAGGATGGCGTCGTGCAGTTGGCCGCGACAGACGCTGTGGCTGCTGGCTTTGCCTGGGAGGCGTCGGCGAAAGACGTCACTGTGGTTGCGGTAAAACTCAATGGCTAACCCGTTTGACAGGATGGCCGCGCGGATGGATCGCGTCACGCAATCCCGGTTCGGCAAGCCTGTCATGTTGAGTGGGGCGCCTCATATTGTCGTGGAGGCGCATTTTTTACCCGAACTGCAGGCGGTCAGCGGAGATGGCATCTCGTTGGTGGTATTTACCGCGGGATACCGCCCCCGGCGTAATGATCCGGTGGAGTTCGACGGTAAATCCTACATTGTGACGCGGTATCAGCAGTTTAACGGTAAGCCTCACATCTGGATCGAATAGGGGAATGAAGATGAAAGGTATCGAGCAGGCCATTCGTAATCTGAACACCCTCAGTAAATCCATGGTGCCGCGCGCCACTGCCCAGTCGTTAAACCGCGTGGCAGGCCGAGCTATCAGCCGGAGTACCAAGCTAGTGGCTGAGGATGTGAGGGTACAGCAGAAGCTGATCCGGCAACGCGCCAGGCTGCGAAGAGCGAGTGCTGAGCAAAATCCACCACGGGCGACGCTTTCAATCAACCGCGGTAATCTGCCGGCGTTCAAACTGGGGGCGGCCAGGGTACAGCTTTCTCGCCGGGTAGGTTTTGTTGGCAAACAGGGAAGCGTACTGAAGATCGGGCGTTTTACCTTTCGTCATGCATTTATTCAGCAGTTGGCTAATGGCCGCTGGCATGTCATGCGGCGTGTCGGTCGGTCACGTTATCCGATCGAAGTCGTCAAAATCCCGCTGGTGACACCACTAACCAAAGCCTACCAGGAAGAGACGCGGCGCTTGCTGGAAACCGATATGGGCAGGGAAATGGGCTATGCCCTGAAAAACCAGCTGCGGCTTTATCTTGTGAGGAAAATTGGATGATTAAGCACACAGCGATCCGCAACGCAGTGCTCGAACGCTGTCGCTCAACGATCACCGATGATGTGACGTATTTTGACGGCCGCCCGGCTTTCATCGATGAGAACGATCTGCCGGCGGTCGCCGTTTTCCTTGATGACGCGCGTTATACGGGGGGGGAACTGGATACGGACAGCTGGCGAGCGATGCTGCACATCGTGGTGTATCTCAAAGCCACTCAACCCGACGCAGCGCTCGATCAGTGGGTAGAAGAGAAGATCTATCCCGTTCTGAACGATATCCCTGAACTGGCCCCCTTGGTTGAAGCCATGAGCCCCGTTGGCTACGACTACCAGCGAGACGATGAAATGGCCACCTGGGGCGCCGCCGACCTTTCCTATCAACTGACATATACCATGTAAGGAGCCTGATAATGGCAACTCCAAATCCTTTGGCGCCGGTAAAAGGCGCCGGGACAACGTTTTGGGTATACACGGGTAGTGGTGAACCCTACGACAACCCGTTAAGCGATGATGGTTGGACGCGTCTGGCCAAAATTAAAGAACTGCAGCCTGGTGAAATTACCGCTGACTCGAACGACGACAACTACCTCGATGACGAAGATTCGGACTGGAATTCTACGTCGCAAGGGGCGAAGTCGGCCGGTGAAGCAAACCTCACGCTGGCATGGAAACCGGGTGAAACTGGTCAGCAGGGTTTGGCTGAATGGTTTAATTCGGGTGAGGTACGCGGCTACAAGATCAAGTACCCCAACGGTGTTGTGGACGTTTTCAAGGGCTGGGTAAGTAGCCTCGGTAAAACTGTGACTGCCAAAGAAGTCATCACACGAACCATCAAAGTTACTAACAGCGGCCGCCCGCTGCTCGCAGAAGATGAAGTTACTCCATCTGTACCTGTAACCGGCGTGACGGTCGCGCCCGCAACTGCCAATGTGGCGGTCGGGGCTACCGTCGATCTGACCTTCAGTGTTTTACCTGCGAACGCCACGGATGCAACGCTGCGGGTTTCTTCCTCCGCGCCAGCAACAGCCACAGTGACGCTTAACGGCAACGTGGCGAAAGTTAAAGGGGTAAAAGCGGGCAGCGTTGACATTGTTGGCATGACGAATGACGGGCTGTTTGTGGCGCTGGCCAAAGTCACCGTCGCTTAATTTTACAACTACGCCCCGAAAGGGGCGTTTTTATGGACGGATTTATGCTGAAAAAAGACACTTTCGAATATGCCGATCAGAAGATCGACATCAGCGAGCTTTCAGGTTTGCAACGCATTGATTATTTGGCTTTTATCAAAAAAGAGGCCGATCAGTTTGATGCGATGCCCGATGACACCAGTGATTCTGACAAGAATATCGCGTTTACCACTATGCGCCTGCGAATTAACGCCTGGTTGATTGCTCGCTCTATGTGGAATGTCGATAAAAAACAAGATGTTGAAAATCTTCATCAGAATATTTTGGTTGACTGGTCTGGCGCCGCGATCGCCGGCTGCAGCCACAAAATTTTGACGTTGAGCGATATGATCCCGACGGAAATTGAACCTGCAGCGGATGCTACCGTGGGCGATGAACCTGAGTGCGCTCCGGAAATCACCCCGGAAAAGCCCTAGCCTCCGAAATCCAGTTCGCCATGCGGCTGGCGCGCGAATTCAAGCGCCCAGACTGGAGGCGAATGCTTTCAGAGATCAGTGCATCTGAGCTGGGTGAGTGGGCTGATTTTTATCGGGAAAATCATTTTTCTGATGGCTTGCTTGATACCCAATTTTCGTCACTCAAGGCCATGCTGGTGGCGCTGAACACTACCGGCGATGATCCTATTTATCCCAGTGACTACAGCTTACTGACCCCGCCAGAGCCGGAAATAGAGCAGACGGACGATGATCTTATGTTGATCGGAGAGGGGATTTTCGGAGGGGTTCGCTATGGCTGAGCAGATTGCTGATCTCGTCGTCAATCTGGATGCAAATACAGTTTCGTTTCAGGAGCAGATGGGGCGCGTTGAGCGTCAACTGCTTGAGTCTAGCCGAAAGGCCGATGTGTCCACTGAACGAATGCGGCGCCTGGCTGAGCGGCAGGCATCAGCGATCGGCGGCATAGCAGAAAGCAGCGCGGGCGCTACAACAAAGATGCTGGCCAACCAGTCCATCGCCGTTGATGGAATGAAGGGAAAGTGGGCTGAGGCGTCACGCGCCGTTGATGAAACGCACCAGCGTATCGCAGAACTTAGCGCCCGGTTGAGACAAGAACAGCAGCAGACCCAGGTTACTGGTGATGCTCAGGATCGTCTGACTGCATCATTTTTCCGCCAGATCGATGCGATTAAGGGCGAGGAAAATAGCCTCAGAGAACTGCGCGTTATTCAGGAGCAGATCAGGGCCGCGAGGGCTGCGGGTAATATAACGCAAGGCGACTATCTTTCTCTGGTTACGGAAACTGCTACCAAAGAACGGGCATTAGCTCAGGCAGAGCGTGCCGCCGAACAGGCCAAAGAAAGCTATCTGCAAAAATTGCGTGAGCAGGTTGCCCTGCAGGGAAAAACGGCAGCTCAGATTCAGGAGTACAAGGCTGCGCAATTAGGCGTGTCGCAGCAGGCGGCGCCGCTGATTGCCAAAATCCGTGAGCAGGAGGACGCCTGGAAACGTGGTGCGATCTCCGCAGGTCAATATCGCATGGCTATGCGCCAGCTGCCGATGCAGATTACTGATATCACCACATCACTCGCCGCGGGAGCGCCGGTGTGGTTAGTGGCCATCCAGCAAGGTGGCCAGATCAAAGATAGCTTTGGCGGTATGGGTAACGCGCTGCGTGCCATGTTAGGACTACTTACCCCGGCACGGTTGCTATTTGGCGGATCCGCAGTGGCATTGGGGTTACTTGCCTATGGCGCATATGACAGCAGCACGCGAATTGCCGATCTCAACAGAGAACTAGCCAGAACCAATGGCGTGTCTGGGCTGACAAAACAGGGGCTGCAGGGGCTGGTTGAGCAGGGGATGGCTGCAGGCCAATCGTTCACCGCGGCCACCGACTCTCTAAAAGCCTTATTAGCAGCTGGCGCGCCGGCCGGAACAAATTTTTCTCAGGTAAGCCAGGCGATCGCGGCATTCTCGAAAGAAAGTGGTGAAGGCTTGGACGTCTTGGCCGGAAAATTCACTGCTATTGCCAAGGATCCCAGCCAGGGGATTCTGGCGCTGAATGAAAGCCTGCATTTCCTGACCGCTGAACAGTACGCCAACATTCGATCCCTTGAAGAGCAAGGGCGGCACATGGACGCGGTAAAGCTGGCATCTGATTTGGCGGCACAAGCCATGCATGGCGCCGCCGAAAAAATGAAAACCGAGCTTTCTTCGGTTGAGTCCTACATGCGCACGCTGAAAGACATGGCCGGCGGTATGTGGGATGCCATCACGGGGGTTTTTCGTGACAAAACCGCTGGCGATGCTGCAGCTGAATTGGCGTCACGTGCTGCCAGTCTACAGGCGCAGATCGAAAATTCGGAACGGACAGGTTACAACCAGAAGAACAGTAAACTTCAGGCGTGGCGTGAGGAGCTTGCTTCTCTCAACTCCCAGCTTGACGCCCTGAATCTGCAGCGCGGTGTTCAACAAGGCCTCGCAAATATTGCGCAGCAGCAAAAAGCGGAAGAGCAGGATCGGTTGCGCCTGGCACAGCAGCAGGATGCGCTGGCAACCACGCTGCAAACCAAGGAAGAAAAGCGTGCGAAGTTGATCCGGCAAACGAACGAAGCTTTTGAAAAAGGGCTGATCAAGTCAGAAGCTGAGCGTGACAAGCAGATCCAGCGCATTAACGAGCAATTCAAGGATCCGAAAAAAACAAAGGGGCCACAATACCGCACGCCGGCAGGTGAAAAGGCATCGGATAGCGCAGAGTCGGAACTGCTGGCGCTTCAGGCACAATTGCAGGTGCTGCGTCAGCACACGGGCCTGAATGACACGATCAGCCAGCAGCGCAAAGATCTGTGGAAGACGCAGGCGCAATTCGCAGTGCTTGAAGAAGCTTCCGGCAAGCGTCAACTCTCTGTTCAGGAAAAATCACTGCTATCCAGCAAGGACAAGGTGCTGGCTCTGGCAGAGCAAAAAGCCGAACTCGGTGATCAAATTGCTCACCAGGAACGGCTGAACAAATTGCAGGATGCCTCGACAAAATATGTCACCCAAATGGCAGAAAAGCAGCAGGCGCTGCAGCGCAGCGCCGGATTGGGAGATCGAGCTGCGCAGCGGGAGAGCACTTTCGCTCAGCTTCGACAGGGCTGGCAAAATCAGGGAGGAGATCTGAACGATGCGGGTTATCAGCGGCAGCTGCAAGCAGCTCAGGACTACTATGCCGCTGAGGACAAATTGCGCAGTGATTGGATGGCCGGTGCTTCCAGTGCCTGGAGCAACTATCAGGATCAGGCATCGGATGCCGCCGGCATGACAAAGTCCCTGTTCACTTCTGCATTCTCAGGCATGGAAGACGCATTGGCGTCATTTGTAACGACAGGGAAAGCCGGGTTTAGAGAGTTCACTACGGCGATCCTCTCTGATCTTGCAAAAATAGCGTTGCGAATGGCAATGAGCCAGGGGTTGCAGAGCCTGTTCGGCGCCATGGGTGGTGGAGGCAATAACCCTGGGCAGGTTCCGATGTTTGCGAATGCCAAAGGGGGCGTTTATTCGTCACCATCATTGAGCGCATATAGCGGGCAGGTCGTGAATCAGCCTACGTTCTTCGCTTTCGCCAAAGGGGCCGGCGTGATGGGTGAGGCTGGCGCAGAGGGCATATTGCCATTGAAGCGTGGCCCAGATGGCCGTTTGGGCGTTAGTGCGTATAACACTGCCTCGGCGGGTGCGACCGGCACGGCGCCACAGGTGAATATCTACCTGGATGGTAACGGGCAGGCATCACAGCAGCAAACGGCGCCGGGCCTGGAATCGTTTGGGGCTGATATAGGCAATTATGTTTCGCAAAAATATCGTGAGCTGAGGGATAAGGATCTTCGGCAGAACGGGGTATTAACAAGGGCTATTCGCGGAGGGAGGGGCGGATAATGGCACAACTAAAAACGTTCAATTACCGCTCACGCTACGGTGCTGAAGGGGAATTTGAGCCAGTCATCAGAGAGGTTCGATTTGGTGACGGGTACAGGCAGGTAAGCGGCGATGGCATCAACAGCGAGAACGAAAGCTGGCCATTAACGTTTTCTGGGCCGTGGCACTTCATCAACCAGATCGTCAATTTTTTACAAGAGCATGGCGGATATCGTGCATTTCAATGGCGGAATCCGCTTTTCAAATTGGGGCTTTACACTGCCGGGCGTTATACGGTAACGCCCACATTTTCTAACGCTCAGGGCAGGAACTATACCCTTACTGTTACATTCACGCGCGCATACCACCCGTAGGAAAAACCATGTCAATTAATGCGGATCTTCAGCTTCTGCGGCCGGGGAGCAAGGTGTATTTGTTTCATGTTGACGGCACCCAGTTCGATGGCCCAGAACTCTTTTTCCACAACTATCCGATCCCCTATACCGAAGACGAATTGAAAGCCAGCGGCGGTGATCCGGCGCTGCTACCGGCCAAATCCATCTGGTGGCAGGGGCGGGAGTTTAAGCCGTGGCCCATTCAGGCTCAGGGGTTCGAAGTCACCAGTGATGGCAATGCGCCCACGCCAACACTCAGTGTTGCCAATCTGGATGGGACGATCTCTGCCTTATGTCTGGTTTACGACAACATGGCGCAGGCCAAGGTGATCCGTCACTTCACTTTTGCTCAATATCTTGATTCGCGGAACTACCCGGAGGGTAATCCGGAGGCTGACCCGACGAAAGAAAAGCTGGACGTGTTCTATATCGATAGCAAATCCAGCGAAGAAAACGAGGTTATCGAATTCCAGCTCTCTTCCCCTGCAGACCTCCAGGGTATTCAGATCCCGACTCGGCAGATCCACAGCCTCTGCACCTGGTGCATCCGCGGGCAATATCGTGGCGCATCTTGCGGATACACTGGGACGAATTATTTCGATGAAGACGGTAACCCGGTTGATGATCCGGCTAAAGACGAGTGTGGTGGGCAACTTAGCGATTGTAAAAAGCGCTGGGGGACGACTGCACCGCTGCCGTTTGGCGGCTTTCCGGGCTCAGCATTACTGAAGAGGTAACGATGCGCCAAAAGATAATCAGCGCCATACTGGCGCACGCCGAAGCTGAGTATCCGCGGGAGTGTTGTGGGGTAGTAGTTCAGAGTGGCCGCCGACAACGCTACGTGCGCTGCCGCAATTTGGCGCCGGAACCAACGGAGCAATTCAGCCTGGCGCCGGCCGATTATGCTGCTGCAGAGGATAGTGGCACGATCGTCGCCATTGTTCATAGCCATCCGGACGCCACGACACAACCCAGCCAGCTGGATCTGGCGCAATGTGATTTGTCGCAGCTTCCATGGATCATCGCCAGTTGGCCGGAAGGTGACATTCGCGAGGTGATCCCGCGTGAGGGAGTCAAACCACTGCTTGAGCGGCCATTCGTTCACGGTATATGGGACTGTTACGCCATCGTGCGAGACTGGTATCAACTCGAACGAGGGATAGCGTTGCCTGACTTTACCCGGACAGACGGCTGGTGGAATCGTGGTGAAAACCTCTATATGGCGCACTATGCTGAGGCGGGGTTCGTGCCGGCATCAGGAGAATTACGGGTTGGCGATGTGATCGTTATGCAGGTGCAGGCTCCTGAGCCGAACCATGCCGCTGTTTACCTGGGGGACGGGATTATGATCCATCATATGTATGGTCAGCTCAGTAACCGTGTCTCATACGGCGGGTATTGGCAAGAACGGACGATCACGGTTTTGCGTTTTAACGGGTGAACATCTTAACTTCAACTGCTAACATTGATGGGGATTGTAATTCTATAGGAAAAGGATTAAATGAGAGAGTTTGGGTTTTTATTGCTGGCAATAGGTGTCGTTTGGCTGTTGATAGCTTTTAACATGGATACCTATGTTTTCACTGGGTATGGTGAACGTGTCAATAACATCGGCTTGATCGCATCTAAACAGAATCACTTGCTGATATCATCCGTTATATCTATTTGCGCAATTTTGATGATCATCTTTGGGAAATCGTCGTCTAAGGCAACTGAAGCATATGTAAAATGCCCGTTTTGTGCTGAAAAAATAAACCCTGAAGCAATTAAGTGCAAGCATTGCGGTAGTGATGTATCGGTTCAGTTGAAAGCACAGGAAGAAAACAAGTTTTCATTTCATGGGTTCGACCATAACTTATTGCTTTCAAAAGATGATGAACTGTCATTAAATGATAGTGGCGTGATGGAACTAGCAAATAAAATCAAGTCAATATCAAAGTCAAATCGTGATTCTTATATTTTTGGTGAGCATCAGTCAGATATTACTTACATTAAATACAAACTCCCAAAATCCGTTCAAGATGAGTTTGTAAAAAGGTTGAAGTACTGGCTCACCAAATGAAATATATTCGTCAAGAAAGCCGCGCTATGCGCGGTTTTTTTATGGGGGAAGTATGCCTTTTAACGTTCCTGAAATTAAATGTATTCGCCTCTATGGTATTCTAGGGGCGAGATTTGGGAGAGTTCATCGTTTATCCGTCGGAAGTCCAATTGAAGCATTAAAGGCCCTCGCTGTAATTTTGCCTGGTTTCCAAAAATTTATGCTGGAAAGCAAAGAACTAGGGCTAACGTTCTCAATATTTGAGGGGGAGCGTAATCTAAGCAAAGATGAATTGTTAATGGGGGCTAGCGGTCGTGATATACGCATTGCTCCAGTCATCATTGGTAGTAAGAGGGGCGGTGTTTTTCAAACGATTTTGGGCGCAGTTTTAATTGCGGCCGCAGCGTTCTCGGCGGGAGGAATTGGGGCTGCATTTGCAGCCAAAGGCTGGGCATCGGTCGCCGCAATGTCAGGCGCAAGTATGATCGTTGGCGGCGTCGTCCAGATGCTTTCCCCGATGCAAGGCGGTTTGGCTACGAGGCAAGACCCGGATAATAAGCCATCCTATGCTTTCGGTGGGCCGGTTAACACAATAGCTCAGGGTAATCCAGTTCCCATACTCTATGGAAAGCGCCGCATTGGCGGCGCCATTATTTCCGCTGGAATTTATGCAGAAGACCAGCAGTAAGAAAACATTAACACTTTTCTAACCCGCTCCTTAGCGGGTTTTTTTATGCCCGGAGAAAATGATGGTAGCAATTGAAGGTCGAAAGGGCGGCAGTAGTACCCCAGGCGCGCCATATGAGTCACCTGATTCCCTGCAATCGACGTCATTTGCCAAAATATTACTGGCTCTTGGTGAAGGTGAATTTGGCGGAAATATTGACGGTACTCGCATATTTCTCGATGGTACGCCGATTATTTCTGCGGATGGTACTGAAAACTTTCCCGGCGTGCGCTGGGAGTTCAGGCCTGGTACTCCGCATCAGGAATATATTCCTGGGATGCCGGATGTAGAGAATGAAATTGCAGTTAGCACAGAATTAACCAGCGATCGAGACTGGGTGCGAGCTGTCACAAATACTCAACTCTCTGCAGTCAGATTGCGTTTTTCGTGGTCGCAGCTTCAGCAGCAGCAGGATAACGGTGATGTGGTCGGCTATCGTATTGAGTATGCGATCGACATTGCCACCGATGGTGGAGTCTATCAAGAGGTGTTGCGCACGGCTGTAGATGGAAAAACGACGACCAAATATGAGCGCAGCCACCGTATTGATCTGCCAGCGGCATTAACAGGCTGGCAGGTTCGCGTCCGTCGCCTTACCCCGAACAGCACAAGTAACCGAGTGGCAGACAAGATGGTCATCGAAGCCATCACAGAAACGATCGACGCCAAGCTAACTTACCCCGAAACTGCGCTTCTCTTTGTCCAGTTCGATGCTAAACAGTTCCAGAATATCCCACAGGTGTCATGCGAACCTGACGGGAGAGTGATCCGTATCCCATCGAATTACAACCCTGTGACACGTGAATATACCGGTGTTTGGGATGGGACATTTAAAGTTGCATCGACAAACAACCCTGCATGGGTTACCTACGATTTGATGCTGAATGATCGATTCTCGATCGGTACGCGCGTTAAAGCTGAGAATCTTTCCTTAACAAAATGGGATCTCTATGCTATCGGGCAATATTGCGATCAGCCGGTACCAGACGGGCGAGGTGGGGATGGTAAAGAGCCGCGATTTACCTGCGACGTTTATATTCAGTCACAAGAGGAAGCGTGGAGCGTTCTACGGGATATAGCCTCTATCTACCGAGGCATGTCTTTTTGGTCAAACAACCAGATGTATGCCCTGGCAGATATGCCACGTGATGTTGATTACGTTTACACCCGCGCCAATGTACAGGATGGCAAATTCACCTACGCAAGCGCCAGTGAGAAAACGCACTACAGCACAGCTATGGTGAGCTGGAGTGATCCTGCGAATGGGTATCAGGACGCAATAGAACCAGTATCGATCAAACGGCTGGTGAAACGCTGGGGCATTAAACAAGCAGACGTTACGGCGATAGGGTGCATCAGAAAATCTGAGGCAGTAAGGCGTGGTAAATGGCTACTGCTCACGAATGAAAAGGATCGTGGTATATCGTTTACTGTCGGGTTGGAAGGAAAAATCCCCCTCCCTGGCTGGATCATTGCGGTGGCTGATGAAATGTTGGCTGGACGGCCGCTCGGCGGGCGGATCAGTTCGGTATCTGGGCGGAACATTACCCTTGACCGAGAGTCATCTGCTGCCGTGGGAGAACGCCTAGTATTGAACTTGCCAAGCGGCAAGGCCGAAGGGCGCACTATTGCCGCTGTGTCAGGTAAGACGGTTACGGTCACCACCGCTTATTCCGAAACCCCGGTGGCGGAATCAGTATGGGCAATCGACGCCGCAGACTTGGCTCTGCAGCAGTTCCGGGTTACGGGGATCACTGAGGGGGAAGATGGGGTTTCATTCGAGATCACAGCAGTGGAACACGATCCGAATAAATATGCGCGCATAGACACTGGCGCTCGTATAGAAGACCCGCCGATCAGCGTTATACCGCCTGGTGCGCAGGTTCCACCTGCGAACGTGCAGATCGGTGAATCGTCGGCGGTAATTCAGGGCATGGCCGTGGCCACGCTGCGAGTTACATGGGATCGTGCGGAAAGCGCGATAGCCTATGAGGCAGAATGGCGCCGGGATAACGGTAACTGGATACCAGCTCCGCGAACATCAACTCTCGGGTTTGAGGTTTCTGGTATTTATGCCGGCCGCTATCAGGCCCGCGTACGCGCGATAAACCCTTCTGAGATTTCCAGTGTGTGGGCCAATGCGCCAGAAATGGTGCTGACCGGTAAGCAAGGCGATCCGCCGGCGCTGGCCAGCTTCACGACGGTAGGCCAAGTGTTCGGCATTGTGTTGAACTGGGAGTTTCCTCTCGGGGCCGAGGACACGCAGCGGACTGAAATCTGGTACAGCCAGAACGCCGACGGCAGCAATAAAATGCACCTAGGCGACTATGCCTACCCACAGCGCAGTCACACGATGACGGGGCTGGCGGCAGGTGTGAATTTCTGGTTCCAGGCGCGTCTGGTGGATAAGCTCGGCAATACCGGCCCGTGGACAAATTGGGTGCAGGGAACGTCGAGCGAAGACGCCAGCGAGGTTCTTGACTACCTGAAAGGGAAGATCACCGAGACTGAGCTGGGGCAGGAGCTGCTGGGGCCGGTAGAGGATGCCGGAAAGTTAAAGGATATGTGGTCGGTAAAGGTTGGTCAGACCGTTGACGGCAAACTTTACACCGCCGGGATCGGCGTAGGCGTCGAGAACACCCCGGAAGGGATGCAGAGCCAGGTGCTGATTTTGGCAGACCGTTTTGCCGTGCTGAACACTGCTGATGGGCAAGGATCTGCTGTATCGGTACCGTTCGCGATCGAGAATAACCAGGTCTTCATGAATAGCGCATTCATTAAGGATGCGGCTATCGATAGTGCAAAGATCGCCCAGCAAATACAGTCATCAAACTACATCGATGGTCAGCGCGGATGGGCAATTGATAAAAGTGGTGCCGCTCAATTTCATCAGGTAACTGTACGCGGTGTTGTTTATGCTGATGCCGGTAATTTTAATAACGGTACAATAGGAAACTGCCATATTCTTGATACTTGCGTCATTGACGGAAAATTGTCAGCCGCAAATATTGAGGGCAATCTTGTGCAGGGAAATACGTTCAGTTTCACACTTGCAAATACTAACAGTCAGAGAATAGTTCGCTATGAAGGTAATGCGTTAATGCCGATGCGGATTTATGGCTATGTTATGGCCGTAATGAGTCGCCAGCAAAAAACAAAAATTTACTTCAATGGAAATGAAGGCTCTGCCGTTGATGGGTTATATATCGCAAGAAAAGGGGATTCTGCAAGTAGCTATTCATATACAACAATGTTCAACTTTTCCCGCGACGTAGCTAAAGGTGAAGGGCTTGATATTAACGTACATGCTGGGGCGTTGGATCAGGGAGCAGGAGAGTCCACGCAATATACGGTCATGATTTGGGCCACACCGCAAAACAGTGGCTTCTCGGTTGAATACCCATAATTGAAATAACAACCCGCCTCGGCGGGTTTTTTATTGGAGATAAAAGAGAATATGGCTGTTTTAATCAGCGGTAAACTCATTGGCCCCAATGGCGACCCACGCCCAAATGTAACGATTATGCTGGTGGCGGTAAAAACCTCATCGGCAGTTGTGAAACAGGCACCGTCCATTTCGACAACCGCAGCAGATGGTAGCTACTCTTTATCCGTAGAGGTTGGCACCCATAACGTAATGATTGAGGCGCATGGTCGGCCATTTGAAAAAGCGGGACAAATTACTGTTTATAACGATTCTAATCCGGGAACTTTGAATGATTTTTTGAATGCACCAGGACAAGATGAATTGACACCAGCTATCGTTGCAATGGTGGACGATATGCGAGTTGAAGCGGTGGGCGCAGCCGCGTCAGCAAAGGTTTATGCTGAGGAAGCAAAAGCGAGCTCCGAAATAGCTCAATCTGGCACGGATGCCTATACTGACGTTGCCGAAGCTCAAGGAGCAATTGACTCAGGTAAGGAAACCCGGCGTTATTTCTCTGTTCGCTCTACCATTTCAACGCAGTGGGTTGATGAATATGAGAACGTTAACGGCGTAGCGACGCCAACAGGCCGCTATCTCAGCAATGGGAAATACGTTGATGAGATTGCTGCCTCTGTTATTTCGTTGCTTGCAAACCTTATGGAGACGAATAAGAGAACTGCTGCATTGCGACAATACCAATCAGAGCAGTGGCAGTGGACAGTAGAAAGTGCTCTCGGCCCTTCTCAGACTGCGATGGCGTTAGATAATGATTTTGGGCTTTGGCTTGCTGGGTTAAAGTCATCCATTCAAGATTACGTCGAACAGTTGATTCCGAAAAACATTGCAAATCGTTATCAAAATATGCAGTTCGTCCTCGTTGCAAAAAACGGGGTGGATGGCCTATTAACAATTAACGATAACGGCGATGTAAGAATTGTCGGTATGGATGACGTTCTACAAGACAGATTAGACTCTATATGCTCGACAAACTTCTCGCGCCGAATTGTTGGCTTCCAGTATGTGATTTTCGCGAAAGACCTCAAATCTGCATTGTTCGCAATTGATGACGATGGCGGGGTGCATATCCCCGGCATTGACGGCCCGCTCCAAGACAACCTTGGCGAATCTCTCGCATCAATTAAAAGTGCCGGAGGCATGCCGTCCGCTGCGTGGCGCGGTGAAATTGTGTGGTCTGAGCGCCCTGTGTTAACGGCACAAAAGCTGTCAGCATCAGGATTCGTATTCAGTTACATGCCAGGCGGCGAGGCAACTGCGGGGGCTGGTGTGATGTATGTCCCGTCCCTGCGTGAAATGCCCGTTGACGCTGAAGAATCACATGGTGGTGGTTCAGCAGGCCAATCGCTGAATCTTTCAGCCGATTTAGCCGGTTCAAACATCGTCAACAGGAACCCTGCTTTTCGTGGACGCTTATTAGCGGGTGCGCGAGGCAAACCGGAAGGAAATAATATTTCCCCTGTGACAGTTGATGATGTCTCGACGATGAATGATATGAGCGACCCCTCATATCGGCAGGGGAACATTCTGCCAATGTATAACGCATTGATGTATATGGGGGTAGGCAATATCGTCTTTATCCATGCCCCGTTCGCCGCCGGTGGTCGTTCATTTGTGCAAATTAGCCGAGGTACAGTGCCTTATGAGAACGGCCTGAAATACGTGAAAATGGCTAAATCCGCCTCTGATGCAGTGGGCAAGCGCTATGTATTCAAGTTCCTCGGATTCGAACATGGCGAAACTGATTCAGATAATGGTGATTGCCCCAATCCTGGGGATTATCTCGCAAAAGAAAATGTTTATTTCTCCGGCATTCAAATCGACTTCAAAGGCATGACCGGCCAGCCGGATGATTTCCTTATCGTCATCGGACAGGTCGGAAGCCGTATCGACACAAAGACCGGCGCAGTTGATGAGGAGGGCAACCCGACAGGCGGAAGCGTCGTTGTCCAGCCGTATTCTGTGCCTGCCGTTGATCAGCTTGCCTATGTGCGTCAGAACCCGGCCACGGCGATTATGTACGGCCCTAAATACATGCTGAACTGGCTCTATAACGACAACTCGCTCAGTCATCTGAATGCAAAAGGGAAAGTGCTTCAGGGGGAATATACAGCCCAGGCTATTCACTGGCATCTGTACAATGCAGAGAAAAAAGGAACATGGACGGGGTTGAAAGTAAAAAGCCTTACCGTATCAGGAAATATTGCAGATCTGCTTTGTGATGTGCCTTACGCGCCGATCGTTATTGATACGACGTTCATCGCAGACTGTTTGAATCAGGGTATTAGCCTTGAGAAAAACTCGGCAGCGATTCAGAGCATCACAATCGTTGACGGTAACATTATTCGCATTGAGTTTGATAAAGCTCCCGCATCAGACGACTACATGCTGATCGGATTTACAAATACCGCGCTAAGTTCAAGCGGCCACGTTTATCCGCTTACATGCTTCCGTGATTCGTCGTCGGTTAAATCCCGATGGATCACGCGAAATAATGCCCCATTCCCACTATACAACTGGCTGTGCCTCGATCGCCTGCCAATGACCGGAGAATTTTAAATGGTAGCAGTAAACCAAACTGGGAAAGCCTATTACGGTTTTCGCCCAGCGTTAGATCTATCAGCGTCTATTCTCGACCCTCAGGCTCTTTTTGCTGCATACAAGGCGCGTGTGGTTGCAGATGGTGGCACTATCCCAGATGAAGCCGGTTGCCTGGCCCGGTTCTCATTTTTGCTGAATAACGGCATGTATGAGAAAACCGCGTTCTGTGCAGCGCCTGCATTTGGATTGAAAGTTGACGGCGCTGGAAATGTCCAAACCGTTTATAACCTGCTCGGCGATGCTGGCGATTTAATCGCAGGCTCGCAAGGTACGCCGCCGCTGCCTATGACTTACGACGCTACATCTCGCGCGGTTATAATTCAGATTACATCAGGTGGTGGGTGGTATCTCAAAAGCCGCGCGAGCCTTGTCATTCATAAAAGTTCGACTTATCTGCTCGCTGGCCGCATGAGCGATCTAAATCGCGCTGACAACAACGGCATTACTGCAGGATACAATCTGACAGGTTTGCCGATGGCATATCTTCGTACAATGATTACGAATGGCCAAAAAGAGACGGAAGCCTGGCGGTATGGTACGCGAGATAGCGGATGGCCTGCGGGTAGTGGTGGCGCGCTCAATGCCGCAACCAATATCTATGCTGACTATGTGCCATCTGCGGGCCTGTTCAAAGTGGCTGAAGGGGTTATTGAGGGGTACGAGAAAGGGAAGTTGCTTGCGACCTCCGCGCCGGCGGCGACGGGAAAACTGGCTGATTTGAGCAGCTACACTACGCCGATGTTGATCGGTGGTACGCAGTTGGCGAATAACATCGTCAGCGCGTGCTACGGGGCATTCCAAGACATGCTTTGTCTTCACACTGCCGACGAATCCGACGCGATTCTTGCTTCACGCTTGGGTATGTAACGCTGGGCCGGGTGGTAACCCGGCTATTCATAGAAACTATCTTTCTTTACCGATCAATATCCTACCGTTCTAACAAAAATCCGAACTTTCCCCCGTCAAAATCTTGCGCATATACTGTATAAAAACACAGTAACAAGGCAACATTATGACTTTCTTTTATCCAACACCAAACCCAACCAAGCTCAAAATCCCGCTGTTCGCCGATAAGGTGCCAGCGGGGTTTCCCAGTCCTGCGGCAGATTACGTCAGTTCGCGCATCGATCTGAACGAATATTGTATTAGCCATCCCAATGCGACCTATTTTCTCTATGCGACAGGTGATTCAATGCTTGAGGCCGGGATCACTGAGGGCTCTATGCTTGTGGTTGACCGCAGCATCAGTCCGGCCCATGGCGATATAGTGATTGCCAGCATAGCCGGCGAGTTCACCGTGAAACGCCTCTGTTTGCATCCTCGCGCGCAACTGGAACCCATGAACCCGAAGTATGAGCCGATCCTGCTCCATGATGGCGGTGACGATCTGGAGGTGATGGGCGTTGTTGTGTCTTCGATCACGAGGCTCAAATAATGTACGCGCTTGCTGATGTGAACAGCTTTTACGCGAGCTGCGAAACGCTATGGCGCCCAGATCTGCGAGGGCGTCCTGTCGTCGTTCTGTCGAATAACGACGGATGTGTCGTAGCCAGGAGCAAGGAAGCGAAGGCGTTAGGGCTCAAGATGGGAGAGCCCTATTTCAAAATTAAGCGAGAATTTGAGCGCGCAGGGGGCATCGCGTTCAGCAGCAACTATGAGTTATACGCAGACATGTCTCAGCGTGTGATGGCTGTTTTAGAAGAGATGGCGCCTCGCGTGGAAGTGTATTCAATTGATGAAAGTTTCCTTGATCTGACTGGCGTTCGTAACTGCATTGATCTGGATACTTTCGGTCGTCAGGTGAGGGCCAAGGTACTGCGCAACACAGGGCTAACTGTGGGCGTTGGCATTGCCCAAACTAAGACGCTAGCCAAGCTGGCAAACTTCGCGGCAAAGAAGTGGGACAAGACCGGCGGAGTAGTGGATCTATCCAATGAAGGGCGCCAGCGCAAATTGATGGGCCTCGTGCCGGTCGATGAGGTCTGGGGTATCGGACGCCGGATATCGAAAAAGCTCAACATGATGGGGATTGAAACGGCACTACAACTGGCCGATGCAAGCACTACGATGATCCGCAAGCATTTCAGCGTTGTGATAGAGCGAACGGTGCGAGAGTTGCGCGGCCAGCCTTGTCTCGAGTTGGAGGAGTTTGCGCCGACAAAACAACAGATCATCTGCAGCCGCAGCTTCGGTGATCGGATCACCGAGTATGACCAGATGCACCAGGCTATTTGTATGTACGCGACGCGTGCCGCTGAGAAGTTGAGGGAGGAGCACCAGTATTGCCGGCATGTCAGCGCGTGGCTCAAAACCAGCCCATTTGCCATCAATGAGGAATACTACGGCAACACCGCAAGCATAAAACTGAGCACACCGACACAGGATACTCGCGACATTATCGCCGCGGCTATGCGTTGTCTGGATGCGATTTGGCAACCCGGCCATCGGTATCAAAAAGGCGGGGTGATACTGCAGGATTTTTATAGTCAAGGCGTGGCTCAGTTGGGACTCTTCGATGAGTACAAACCACGGCATAACAGTGAACAACTTATGGGCGTGATTGATCGGATCAACAATTCGGGCAGATCGAAACTATGGTTTGCTGGTCAAGGGGCGCACCAGGCGTGGTCAATGAAACGTGAGCTACTGTCGCCGTCATACACGACACGGCTGAGTGATCTGCCGCGCGCTCGGGTTTATTAAACCAGTGGGTTGGCGATAGGCTTAATCAGCTCAGCGCTGTCATTGCGGATATTGCCGACTGATTTTCCTACAGGATGCCAGGCGAAATCGTCGGGAGATGTGGCCGCTTCGTTCGCGAGTTCTTCTGCTCTCGCTGATGTGATGTCTGGCTTAATCCACTCGCGTGCAGCTGCTGGTGGCAGAACGACAGGCCGGCGGTGATGAATATCGAGCAGGCCCGAATCGCTGGCGCTGGTCACGATGACAAAACCGTCATCATCAGGAGGCTCTTTAGCATCGGGATGATGGCGGCTTATCGCGGCGAAAAATATAGGTGCTTTTGATTCGTGATAGATGAAATAGGGTTGCTTTACTTTGTCGTCATGCTTGTCTTTCTTCCACTCGTACCAGCCATCTGCCATCACCAGCGCGCGACCGTGATTCCATAGCGGCTTGAACATTCTGCTGGTGGCGGCTGTTTCAACGCGAGCATTGATAACCGGCTGACGTTTCATTTCCCGCCACCAATCCGGGCCGTAACCCCACTCGATAGGATCGAGGTACAACTTATCGCTGCGTTGATTAAGCACCAGCACGCGGGTGCCTGGAGCCACGTTGTAGCGCCCGATCGGAACATTGTCCAGCGGGCTTGCAAATTCAAGGTCGGAGGCGAGCACGTCGAGATAGTCGGCGAGGGTCTGTATCTGGGCAAATCGTCCACACAT